ATTGCTGGTTGGTTGATGCCAGTATTCACTAACCCAATCGTGTTCACGATTGTTGTTGGTTTGTTTGTTGTTGTGGCAATCAGGATTGCTGTTAGGGGTTCTAATGAGTGAGCTAGTGCGACCTGAACACGCTGAACGAGTGCGTGATTTTTACCGTAATCAAGGTGCGATTAAAGAACGTGAACGCATCATTGAAGTAATTGAACGTTTGCCTTTTATTTGGGGTGGCACTACACAAATGATTCAAACAAGCAGAGATGAAGTCATTGCTCTAATCAAAGGAGAGAACAAGTGAGTGAACAATGGGAAAACGATGATGAGGTAACAACTACCTATGGATCTATTCAACTTAGCCTTAGACAGGCTTATAGTGCGGGAGCTATTACTGAACGTAAACGCATTGTTGAACTACTAATGCGGTTGCCTGTGTCTGAAGATGTTAATAAGGTTATTCAGGGGTTGAAGGGTGAGGTAGTTGAGTAAAGAACCTGCAAGTCCTACGGCTAACTGACAAATAAATTTCAACATTAGATTAGATCCTTCTTCACGGCAACGTAAATGTGAGTTGCTGCATCACCACGGCTCAAGTTCATCGCCTTAGCGTATTCAAGCAACGCACTATCCCAACGTTCATACAAATCGCTGTGGGTAGCAAAGTTCTTACCTGAATCAATCCAAGCCTTAAACGCATCAATAGTTTTCAAAAATAGTTCAGTCGTATTCATTACGCACCAACCTTTACTTGTTCTAAAGCTTTATCCAAAATGTTAGAAAGTGTAACCCAAACAGAACTAGCTTCTCTATCAAAATAGAAACCCCAATGTGTTGTTTGACTAACCCACGCTTCAGGCAAAACAAGGTTGCCTTCAAGGTGCAGAAAATCATCTGTTGAAAGTCTGAAATCTGTGATGTTTAGAGATACACCAAGCTCTGCAGCTCTCATCAAGAACATATGCTTTACTGGTAAACGATTGATGTTCTTCATCCACTCAGGAACTTCTTCAGGATAAGCGGTAAAGAAACGATCCGTTGACTGATTGATTAGTCCTGTGATTTGCATTATGCACCAACCTTTGAGTTTGAGCAGTAAGGGTTAGTCCACTCATTGTTTAGTTTTGGAAATCTAACTTGTAGTTGACTTAGAGTTAGTTTCATTCTTTTTGATTGACCTGTTTTTAGGTTTCTGGCAATAACAAAGTATTTAGTTGAATCAATGTTTGATTGCTGGATAAATTCTGCTACTACCCAGCCATTGTTATTTTTTAGCTCAGTTCCTCTTTGTAGATCTTCAATGTTCCAGTTGCTCATTTTTGTTCCTTCGTTTGTCCGATACCAACCGTTTGGCTGATAGAACAATTATTGCATCATTAGGCAAGAATAAGCAACTTATTTTCTTGGGCGTGTCGCACCTGTTATAAATCCGTTATAAACCGTTATTTACGGGTAATTAGTGATAGTCACGGCAACCCCAGACTGCCCAACCGCATAAACCTTAGACACCTCAAGGCGAACCACCTGCGAATCATCACGCCAAACGCCATCACCCTTAGCCGTAATGCCATCCAACAACGACCTCGTCAGCTTATCCACGTCAGGTGGCACAGTAGGCAGTTCACGTTTCACCGTAGGTTTACGGGTCAAATAAAACACCGCCTCAACCTTCACCGCACCATCAAACTTGCCGTCATCACCACTAGCCCGCATCCCCTGAATAACCGCTTCACTAACCGCCTTACGCCAAGCAGGAAGTTTAGGTGAACTTTCAACAATCATCGGAATATTGTTTCCTGCAGCGGTACGCCTAGTCCCAACATACTTTTTAGATCCTTGCGGGGCTGGGTCAACACCAAACACCGTGAAACTGAAACTATCTCTTGCCATAGTACGCACCCAAAATCACTAGCCAAAAGAAAACCCCTACCGCACCATTTAGGAACGATAAGGGTTGACTTGTGTTCAACGAATTAACAATCAGCAACAGCCCAATCAAATACCCGATCAACCATTGCTTCATCTATTCAGTTTAGAACGGGGCTGAAACCTGTACAGGAGCTACAGGCTTATCAATCTGAGCATTGTTGATGTCCAGTTTGACCTTGCGACTAGGTTTCCCATTACGGTCTTCGTAATCTTCAATCTTGGTTGATAGTTGACCAAACACGGTTACTTCCGCTTCAACAGGAACATCGTGAGCTACCGCAAACCATACAGTCCAAGTACGTGTGTAATCTTCACCCGTTGCAGACTTGTAAGACTCAACCAAAGACAAACCCTGATTTGATGCCCCAAAAACTTTTGAAACCTTGCCCGAAACTTTTACAACTGCCATAATCTTTTTTCCTTTTCTAAATGAGTTTTATTTGTTTTATTTGTTGCTCCCAAAATTCTAGTGCTACGGGGCGACAACGTGGGCAGGGTTCACACAGTCCTTATGATTACACAACCTAAAACCAGCCAACACCAAATTACCGTTGCTGTCTATCGGGTTTAGATCAGCATCCAACAAACCGTGATGCGGGGTGCAACGCAGTTTCCCGTATTGAATAGTCAACGCAGGTTTCACTCTGCAGCTAATACATTTCAAATCACGCCTACCACGTTTCTCAGCGTTCACAACCCACTTGAACCCACAACGGCAACACTCAACCTGATTATCCTGCACTAGGTATCTCCCTTATACGGCTTCTACTACCATCAAACAAACTATCAAAACTACCTACAGCCCCATGACGGTTCTTGACGACATCCATAACCAGCAATGACTTATTTCCAAACGCTAAACGGTCAGGATGTTTACCCTTCATAATCAAATCATCTCTAGCAACATCTTGCTCAGACTGTTTCCTAGACAACATCACAATAACATCCGCATCCTGTTCAATCTGCCCACTATCACGCAAATCGGAAGCATTAGGGCGGTCATCAGGTTTATTATCTACACGCCTATTCAACTGAGCAAGGGCTACGACTGCTACGTTGAACTCCTTCGCCAAATTCTTGAGGTCAATGCTAATCTGACTAACCTTTTCATAGGCGGATGCCTTCGGGTTGCTGGCACTAATCAACTGCAAATAATCCACAACAACAACCTGAACATTACGTTTAGCCTTCACCGCAACAAGATACGAACGTAGCTGGGCGACAGTCTGCCCACCCTTATCCGCAACAAGCAAACGGTTATCAACACGGGCAATCATCTCCCCAACCGCACGTTGCTGATCCTTAGTCAACTCACCCTTCTCCAACAAACCCAAATCAATGTCCAACTCCCCAGCTACAACACGTTTCAACAAATCCGTCTTATCCATCTCCAACGAGAAAAACAAGACATCTTCCGTACGGGCAATCTCCCACGCTAGCTGCAACCCAACAAGCGTTTTACCAACTCCTGGACGAGCCCCAAACACATACAACCTTGACTGCTTAAGCCCAACTATGAGTGAATTAAGTCCTGCAAAACAAGTCTTAATCAACGCCTTCGGGGACAACACGTCATTCAACATCACCTGCAAATCCCAAGCCAAATGCGGGATATCTACAGCCTGAACAACCTTCAACGCATCCAGTTTCATTCTCAACGTATCTATACGCTGCGAAACATCACCATTCTCAGCCTGCGACTCCAACGCAATCTGAACCAACTGACGAGAAACCGACTGTTCAACAACCTTAGAAACATAAAACGGAAGATGGGCAGGTACGAAAGCAAGCTGCAACGAATCTAAAACACGCTGACGAACAACAGGATCACTAACCCGTTCCAACACCAACCAAACATCCAACAACCCACGTTCAGCATAAACAGCCTGCATCACACCAAAAGCCTGCCTAAACCACGGACTATCAAAATCATCAGGCTCAAGTTGAACATCCCTAAACGAGATACCCCTAGTGTCCAACAAACAACCAACCACAAGCTCCTCAAAATCAATAGCCGAAGTCATCACATTTCCCTTTCAGCCTGCGTAGCAGCAGCATCTAAACACTTCCACCAACGGGCAACACGTATTTCATCGGTGTACGCACTCTGGCAATCATAGGAGTTAGCAAACGAAATCAACAAATCAGACACCTGCAACGGACTCAAAACACCCGCAACACGATCACAACTACGCATCATAAACGGACTGAAACGAGTGCTATCAAAAACATCTTTTTGCTTAATACTGTTTCCTTCTGTTTCATTACTGTTTAGGGGGGTGATATTCACGGGGTATTTTTCGTGAAATTCGGGGGGTATTTCCTGTGAGTTTCGGGGTGAAATTCGGGGCGAGTTTCGGGGGGTATTTTTATCCAAACCATCTAACAAAATGGCGTAGCGGTTAGCCCGTTTACTTCTATCCGAACCCTTAACCCAATCCAATTCACCAAGCTCTTTCAAACGTTTCAACGAACGATCCACGGTATCAACGTTGCACTTCAATAGTTCTGCAAGAGTTTCCCTAGTGGCATACATACCCTTCGGCTGACGAAACTTCACCAACGCCAACAGGATAAGCAGGTCATTGCCTGAAGCCTGACTGTTCTGCCAAACCGCTTCATAATCTTCAAACTTATATCTTCTAGCCATTATTTTTGTCCTATTTCTCGTAAACGTTTCTCAGCAATATCAACGTATTCCTGACTTATCTCACTACCAATCCAATTCCTACCACTCATCACACAGGCTTTAGCTGTAGTTCCACTACCCATAAATGGATCGTAAACAACATCACCTGCGATACTCCAAGACTCAACGTGGTCTAATGCCAATTGTTCTGGAAATGGTGCAGGATGCTTTACACCATTAAAACTAGTTACATAACGCCAAATGTTGTTTCTAGGTGAAAAATCTGGAACAGGGTTTTTCAGCTTTCCACTAAAATCCTTGTAGCCCGCCCACTTATTTGGCTTATCGCAAATCAAATTGGCAGACTTAGGCTTACCCTTACTGAATACAAACATGTATTCAAAAATCTGACTGTATCTATTACTTTTACGGTTAGCTGGGTAGGTTGAACTATTTTTCTCAAAAATCATTGTGTCGTGCAAGTTGAACCCTAAAGACATAAAGAATAGTGCCTGCCTGAAACTACTGCCTGACTCGCTACCCTTATGAACTGCATCGCCTACAACCCAAACGACGATCCCGCCATCCTTCACAACCCTAAATAACTCAGTAGCAATAGCTTCAAAATCAAAACTGTAGCCATTGTAGGAACGAAGGTCATCATAAGGCGGAGAGGTAACAACTAAATCAACAAAATTATCGGGCATTCGTTGCATCGTGTCCAAACAGTTTTCAACATGGATTTTATTCAACATCAGAACCCCTAAAAATCACTATTGCAGACGGAAAGGGTGCGGGGGCATCTCCACTACCATCAGAACTAACAAACTTTACCCTGCCACGAATAAAACGTATTTCCGTAGCTTTAGCAGCATAATCATGCCACCACGCTGTATCTGTGCGAGATGGGACTAAACAAACTACCGTAGCCCCACTCAACCACGCTTCATACGCCTTCTGCATCCATAACTTGATTGTTCTACCGTATGGCGGGTTCATCCAAACTACACCATTCCAAACCTGTGCCAAACCATCACGTTGCAAATCAAAATAGTTGGCAACTTTATAGTTATGTTCATTGGCACAAACATCAACGGTAAAACCAAACTCTGCATCAAGTTCGTCAAACAAACTTTTAGGCGTTGCCCAGTCATCAGCTAGTGAAGTAAATAATCCTTTATTTTCCATGTCCATTTATTTTGTCCTTTTCGTTTTGTGTTTAGATCTAACTTCCATAGACACCAAAATTAAATCAATGTCCGCAACTACTGGTTTTTTACGTGGAATAACGTGATTGCTATTCACACAATCTTTCGCCCCACAAATGCGATGACCAGCCATAAACAATTTGCCGTCATCATCAATAGGCTGCCAATCTTCATTCAACTCACCTTTATAAGGTTTACATTGAATAGCCCCCAAATTAGGATGCGTTCTTTTGACCGTACCCTTATTGACTAAGACATCACCCTTACGAACGTCTAAACAATCTCGGCAAACATCAACATAATCACGTTTACGTTCAACCCGTTTTAGATAAGTGTCTTTACTAATCCAATTGCCACACCAAACGCAGGCACAATAGCGGGAATCGTCTTTTTCTTCGTTGTCCATAACATTCATCTAACCATCATCGTTCATGTAAAAGCAAATCCCCAAACAAATTATTTGGGGACTGCTTTTTATGTTAATTACTTGTTGTTGTGAATACCCAAGTTAGTTAGTCCAATTAGTGCGTAAGCCTTCTTCATCGCTTCGTACTCAGCAAAAACCTTCTGCCCAAAAGCAAGTGCCTCAGCCTCACCAATCTTGCCTCTGCAAGAATCCCAGTTCAACTGTGCCTTGCGGTAAAGCTCCAACTTGTCGTTTAGAACTTCAGTAGCCTGATCCGCTAAATTAATAAGCATAAGTGCTGCGGTTGACTTCTCAGTCATTTCAACTACTACGTTGTTTGATAGGTTGTTCATTTTCGTTCCTTCGTTTGTCCGATTTAGGCTTTCTGCCTATGTACCTAGATTACAGGAAAAGACCTATTTAATGCAACTTATTTTCTTGGGCGTGTCGCCTTTGTTATCTAAGCGTTATAAAGCCCTAAAACTCGCTATTTTGTAGGGCAGTTAGGCGATTAGTCTGTTCAACTAGGCGGACAATCACCGCACCCCTAGTCGTAGGGTGTTCACCTAACACCAGCATTAGCTCGGTTAATTCGGCAATGTTCGCTTTTAGAACATCAACCTGCTGTTTTATTTCCTGTGATTCCATCAGCCTTACCCTTAATTGCTTCAAGAATAGCAGTAGGGGCTTTACCCTGTTTTGCCTCATTGTAAAGCGATCGCAAACCCTCAATGTCGTTGATGTTATCCAAAGCGGCATTCCAATTACGTGCGGGTTCAGGCTGCGATAGTCGTGCGACTTTGCTCATTTCTTGTTGACTAGGGCGTTTACCTTTAGGGCTAAATTCTCCGCCAAGCATAGAAATTGCTCTACCCAACGCAGACGTGGCACAGTTTTCAACAAATGATGTCTTGTTTACAGGTGAGCTGCCTAAGCGTTCTTCGGCATAGTCAACGGTTGCAGGGTATAGGTCGTCTTTGTGTAAATACACTTCAGCTTTAAATACGACTTGTTCAGGCGTAATGCTAATCAACTCCAGATTGAACCTACCTTTGTCGTATCTACTCCAGAACAAATCCACTCTTTCCTGAACGGTTTGGTATTCGGCAAGATTGAAATGAGCCATTAGTTTTGCTCCCCAACTCTACTGGCGGTAATGAGTGCGGTGATTAGTTCTTGACGTTCGGCAGGGGTTAGCTCTACTGCATACTGCGTAAAATACCCGAACTCGCCTGTAGCAGTTTCAATCACTAGATTTACATCACCATAATTTCCGAATACAAATGCGGTGAAGTTGTATCTTCTATTTTGTTCTTTGCTCATTATTTCGCTTTCTTTATTGTTAGGTAAGGGGCATTCCCTGACCTTTGGCTCAATGTAACGACAACCTGACCGTCAATAGTGCCATTTTTAGCACCGTTTAACGCCCCAATCACCCTAGATTTCATTTCTCGCAAATGTTTTTCAGCTGCATCAAAATCTGTTTGGGCGTTCATCAGTTCAATACCCAACAAACCTAGTTCTTCATCTCTAGACTCAACGTTAGGCGAAAGTTGTCTAACGGTTTCGTATGTGGACTCTGATCCATCCCAATCAGGTTGAACATTATCCAAAACATAGTTGCGGAACTTTGTTACCTGTTGAAGCATCGCAGCAAATTCAAAATCATCCCACGCTAGTTCATACTCTTTGTAGCGACCTGCGTTGACTACCGCAAATACGGCACGTTTCAAATCAAAAACATACATATACCAAAACACCTGTGCCTTGTAATGTTCAGGAATGGTGTCCCAATACGTGGCAGTATGTTTAATTTCAAGAATGTAGCCCTCGCCATTTTCATCTAAACAAATGCCGTCAGGGTTAGCATGCATCCAATCAAAATCTTTAGCTGCATAAGTTCCCACTTCAACGACCACGTGTTCAGGGTGTTGCTCCTGATACAGCTGACGGATTGCAGGTTCAACAAGCGTACCCAAACGCATTGCAGTATTGCCAATCCTTGCCCGTTCAATCTTGCCCGTCTTTTCAGCCCAAAGTGTGATTGCTGATGTCCACGGTGAAAGCCCTAAAATAGTGCCTATTTCTGATCCTGAAATAACGCCTACTTGATTACGTAGTTCATGCCATTCGGGAGAATTGTTTTCGTATGTCCCCAAACTTGTTGCTTTGTCTAGGATGTGTTTAATTTTGTCGTTTATCATATCTAAACTCTAGTAATGACCACCGACAAACTTAAGCTAAATCGCATAACGCTAGATCTACACGAAGCCATTACCGAACTTGATGGCGTGGAATGCGAAAAAGTGCCTGAACTATTTTTCCCCGAAGATTTTGCGGTGAGCAATAATGCCCGTTTACGTGAAGAAGCCATTGAAACCGCTAGAACAATTTGTTTCAAATGTCCCGTAATAGATAAGTGCCTAAAAGTAGGTTTGTTTGAAGAATACGGTATCTGGGGTGGAACTACACCTGAACAACGTAGGCGAATTAGACGTTATGAGCAAGATTAGCCCCAAAACGGGGCTGTAATGCCCCTAGAAACGATTTAGACCCTAAAATAGGGTATCTATACGCTAAAACGCCTACTTGCCTTTTTCGGCTTGTTTTTCCGCTTTTTGAATAGCATCGTTAGCACCCTTGGCAACGGTTTCACGTGTAGCCGAACCAGTAGTCGCAATGGCATAACCAACCGCAGCTATAACACTCAACATCAATGTTCCCCACGCAACCAAAACACCGTTCAACCAAGAACCTGTTAGAGCTGCACCAACACCAGCCGAACCACCCAAAATGAATAGGAAGATGCCGAACCCACGCCAAGCAAGTTCACCTAACACACCAAAAACTGCTTTCAAACGTTCACCAATAATGTTCTTCATCTCTAACCCTTATTTTCTAAAATGTGTTTCAACGGATCAACTAAATCTTTGTAGGCAGACAAATGAATCTCTGGGTTGCTCCACGCCTTGTTAGCCTTACCAATGCTCAAGTGTAAGTGAGCTCCAGTTGAAGCAGAACCAGACTTGTATTTACCCCCACCAACTTTGCCTAAAACAGTTTTACCGCCAATGACCTTATCGCCCTTAGCAAGTTCCGATTGCTTCGCCAAGTGAGCATAAAGCACCCAATAACCATCTTTAGTTGAGTGAACCAAGAACCAACCCAAAACATCTGACCACTCATTGATGAACACAGTGCCATCAGTAATCGCCTTAATTGGTGAAAGTTCTTTTGGACTCCAATCCTGCCCACGATGCGGTCTGCCATTACGGTACGGTGCTAGATTGCCAAACTCATCATTACGAGTAGCAGGTGGAAACGGTTCAAAATAGATTGCAGTCATAACGCTAGTTTACTAAACGCTTAGAACCCTAAACCCTTAGTAATCAACAGCACTAAACCGCTAGTAATAACAGCAGTAATCAAAGATGGAATCCAAGCTGTAGTGTTTGCTTGTTTCTCTAAATCCCTAATTCTGTTTTCATGGTCTTTAGACGCTTCAAGAATTTGAATAGATTGCATACGCAAAATCTCTACATCACGAACAATCTGCAAAAGTAGCGTTTGATTAGTAGGTTTCTGCTCACTCATCGCCAGTCATCTCCACACCACAAAAACAGCAAACAACAGGTATGCCGTCAGGGTGCGGATAATGCTTTTCATCCCCCATAGGACATTCAACAGTTTTACAAGTAATCGTATTCATTATTTATCCTTAGCCCGCAGCAGTTCCAGAAGTCATTTGAATAGCAATACCAGACACAATCACGTTAGCTGCCGAAGTAGAAGCACCGTTATTACAAAGACCAACAGTCACCGTTCCAGAAGTAACCGCTGAAATGTAGGCGGTCAACACGTTAGATCTACTTGAAACAGTAACAAGTGGGGCAACCGCAAACCTAGATGCTGGAAACGCCACCGCAGTCAAGGCTGTACCGTTAGCAGCAATAGTTGCCACCTGTGTATAGGTAAACGCTGAAGAAGCATAAGGCAACTTATCAAAATTACCGTTCAAATCGGCAGCGGTAAGAACTTCCCCGATACTCCAAGATTTTGTGCCTGACATTTTTTCTCCTAAACCCCTATTTTACCTAAGCCAAAGTATCTGTATTTAGAACACCCAAAAGCGTTGAATCAAGTCTAAACGCTAAGTTATCTAACGAAGCCAAAGTGAAAGTAATCGCATCACGTTCAACATCAGTATTAGAGTTGATTGCTAAAACCTGATAATACTTATCAACATTTGCCCCTGTTGCAGACGGCTGGAACGCCACACGAACAACACTACGCAATTCAATGCCCAACACAATTGTTTGTTGAGCTGTAGTCAATGCCTCTAAAGCAACGGTCATCTGTTCAGCCCTGTATTCAGGCAACCTAAACTCACCGAGAAACGCTGAAGCAATCTGTGCAGGTTGAGTCGTAGAAGTTGTTAAGTTATCTGTTTGAACGTAAGTTCTTGATCCATACAAACCCTGACTAACGGTATCTTCAACAGTTGCGGTAGCGTTCGCACCTACAACTTGAATTCTGTTGTAAAGCTGTTCTGAACCGTAAACAACTTCTAAATCCGTAAATGGTATGGCTGTTCCGTTAAATGTTGATTGGGCATTACCAGCAGCAAAACTATGAATTGCAGGGGCGGTAGCCGTAGAAGCAACGCTAGTGATAAGCCCTGAATAAGATTTGTATGGTTCACCACTCCAAGCAACAGAATAGGCGGTCGCAGCAGTAGATGTATAAGGATTGTAAGTGCCATCAAAATAGTTTGGCAGGCTAGATGCCAGTTCAAACTGCCAACCATTACCAATGAAATAGTTAGATCCTGCAGTTCCACCAGAATAGATTTTTACGTCAATACCAGCGAAATCTGTTCCAGAATAAGTATTGGTAAAAGTAAATTGTTTCCATGTAGCTGCATCAACCGCAGTTCCAGTAGTGCTATTGCTTTGAACAATAGTCCCAGTTTCATCATAGATATCTAAGCTAACAGTAACGCCACCGTTTACGCTTCGTAAACCTTCACCCCTAAACCATGCGGAGAAAGAATAATTTCCACCAGCTCCAGAAGGATTATATTTACTAAGACTAATCTCACTAAAACGCATTTCATAACGGTTAAAAGTAGTGTTTACAGTAGCCTGATTGACTGAACCGCCAGAATACAATGCACTAGAACTTGTATTTGAACCACCATAAATCCAGCCCGCATAACCAAAAGGCAGATAAACGTTCTCACCAATGTTTGCGGTAGCAGTTCCAGGATAAACAATCAAATTATTTCTAGTGGTATTTGCCCAAGTGTAATTAGTGAAACTACGATCCTTCATAACCATTACAGCTGAAGCATTGCTAAAGAAATCGGCAGGCTCACTACGAGCAAGGTTCTGCATATACGCTAAAACGCTGTCCCCAGCATTGTTTGTGTCCGCCCCGACAATGGTTTTACCTGACTCAACTAAAGAATAACTAGAAGCCCCAAAATTGTTGTAGTTGAATACTCTGTCTATACGATCACCAGTAGATTGCACGACAGGTTGAATTTCAAAATAAGGGTCAAGAGAAGATGTGTATTCGTTGCTGAACTCTACCTGCCCAACCTGATATATAAAGTCAAGGGCAGTAACCGTTGCCTGACCGTCATAACCAGATTCACCGTAAGTAAAATCCCAAGTTTGAACATAACCCGTAAAACGTCTAACGCTGTTGCTTGAAAGTCTAATCTGCCCCGCAGGTTGAACAACGGTATAACCACCAGCCCCATACCAAAGTGGAGAGCTAGTATTCAATGGGTCAAAGACACGAGCATTATTTACAAAGGTTACGGAGATAGAACCTGCAGAATAATCATCTAAAGCACGACTAATACCACGGCTAATAGAAATAGATTGAACATACTGGGTTACGTCAATCCAACCACTACTGCCGAAAGATAGTTCAACAACATAAGTAGGCAACGCCACTAGCGACCTACTTTACCTAAGCTAAAAGGCAAAGTGCCATTCGTCTTGATGTATTTACCCATGCCATCAACAATTACTTTAGGATCAACATTTGGGGCATTTATAGTGATGTTATTTATGACCGATGGTGCAGGTTTGAAATTAGGCAAGCCTTTAAAAGTGCCAGCATTCTTTTTCAAATCTATTTTGTTTTGTTTTAGTTCGGCTTTACGTTGTGCAATTTCCTCTGGAGTCTGCAGTTTAGTATCTCCGCCCAATGACAGCGTCATACCCAAGCCCAGCAACGCACCAGTACCAAGCAAAGGCATCTTGCCTTTACCACCCTTACCACCAACGATAGTATCTACCCCACCAGCACCAGTCATCAGCCCAATAGCCTTAGCAAGATTAGCGATGCTTTTACCAGCCGAAGCCAATACAAAAATACTTTTCAGGGCAAGCAGAGCTGGCAACATAGAAATCAAAGACGTAGCAATGTTCTTAAACCCTTCAACCGCATTACCATTTCCAAACAATGCAAAGAAATCGCCTACACCCTTAATAACATCGCCAACCGCTTTCTTGATATCAACAAAGGTTTTGCCTACATCAGATTTAGGGTTGGCAAGGTCATCAAAGAACTTACCTACAACTTCAATAGCCCCACCTTCCTTGCTAATCTCATCAATAAAATCAGTCAGAATAGGTAGAACAGCGACACCTAACTTTTCTTTCAAGATGTCCATGCTGTTGTTTAGTTTCATAAACGGATCAGCCTGTTGAATAGCTGCACCGCCAACAATCTTCTCTAAATCACCAAACAAATCCTTAGAAGTCTTTAGCGTTGGGAATAGTTTTACAAGTGCAGTCCTATTACCCGCAAACGCCCTAGACATCGCCTGTGCAACAGTATCAACAGGTTTACCCGCAACCGTAGCTGCATCCAAAGACAACGCTAATAGTTCTTGAGCCTTATCAACATCACCCGTAGCACGAGCCAATTTACCCATCGCAGGTCTAAGATCATCATCCATAACCCCTGTTTCAAGGGATAAGGTTTCAATGAATTTATCGTTTTGAGTTAACGCTGCTTTAGTTGCACCAGCATTTTTTATAAGTTGCGTATTCAAAAGTTGTGTAGATTTAGCATCAGCCGAAGCAGCCTTTGCTGCATCAAGCAACGTATCAGTTATTTGTTTGATACCGATACCAATACCAACAGCTCCAAGAGCTTTACCTAAACCGCCAAAACTAGACTTAGCCTTCTTAATACCAGAATCGTCAAACTTAGAAAGTATCTTTGCAATTAAAGCCATTTAAAATTTCCTAGTTACTCTAGACGAATATGAATCCCATACTGATTTTATCTCACGTTCAACATCAGGCATTGTTCTATCGGCAGTACGATAAAAAAAGTTAAACCAGTTGTTAGAACGAACCTGCCTAATAAGAGCTCCACCCTGCCCATTAAGCCTGTGTGAACGCCTACCACCCTTATAGGCGTACTCTCTAGTTTCAGCACGTCTAGGAGTTCCAGAACCCTTACCAGCAATACCAACAATGGCAACCATAGGAGAACGAACCCAAATTGAAACCAAAGATGTTATCGCAGATCTATTAGACCTATTTTGTCTATACCTAATCAAAACGTTATCTGGCTTCATAAAGTTGCCTTTGTATTTACCACTTTGCCAGTTGTAAGTTCCCGTTGGATTACTGTTTGTTCCACCACGACTAGCCAAAGTCCTAGAAACACTAAAACCAGATAGTGGTTGAATATCTCTAATCTCTGAACCAATCGCATTAGCAGTAGGTTTAGCAATAGATTTCATCTCACGAACCATTTGCTTTTTCAAACCAGGTTCAATGGTGTCTAAAAGTTGTGTGATTTCACGAACATTAAAAATGACTTCTTTACTCATCTCCACCACTCCGCTGATACTGCAACGCAAACAACATAGTATTCAACATCCGATCAGTTTCATTCATCAAAACAGAAGGGGCAATACCTGTAGCAACGGCAAGATTAGCAATCAACCAATGTTGCGAATCAACGCCTAAACTATTTAACCTTTTGGGTCTGCAACCTCAACTTTGGCAACGGAATCAATCCACACTTCAAACTCTTGTGTAGTTTTCTTTAATCTTGAAACCGCCAACCAAGACAAATACAAAAGATGAGTTACCTTTTCCAATTTGTCTATACCAATGTTGAAGTAGGATTCCCACTTCACTAGATCACTTGCAGCAGATAGAACCTCAATAACTGTTCCATCAGTCAACTCTATGCGTAGGTTTAGTTGGTTCATTATGCGGTAGCTCTGCTAACTGCACCGTTAGTTGGAAGTGTGATACTTAGCGTAGCCAAGTCGCCAATCTGTCCGCTAACAGGGGTGTAATCAATAACGCTTACTGGAACGGTATATGAAGGGTTGCTTGCTGAAACCGCTGTTGAAGTAGGTTTGATAACTACCGTTGCGTTTGTACCTAACAACGCCCACAAAGTAGCATCAACTGCTGAAGTTGCATAGTCTTGGTTGAAAGTCAAAGTTAGAGAACCTTCTTTCAAACCTGCAACACGGGTAACCCAGCTGCTACCAAAAGCGGTGGTAGTAATGTCGTTAGCTGTAGTCTTTAGCTCAACCTGTGTCAGGTACTGGGATAGAGCTGTTGAACCGTTGATTGTAACGCTAAAATCTGTTGCAACGAAAATTGCCATTCAATTTATCCTTTTTTATTGTGCGAAAACTTGTACCGAAAACTCGGCACTCAAATAGTCTATACCGTTGATACTAACTGCTCCGTAGGCACTAAGTTCGGGAACGAACACATCGTAAGCCTTACCACCCAAAGTGCGATCAGACTCCAAAGCATACTTGATTGAACCTGAAGCAGGGGCAACCAAGACATCTAAAGCAGCTTGAGCAGTACGTTCACTAACACGCCCAACAACAACAGTAACTTGGAACGTGTATTCAGCCATAGAACGTTGATTTTGTTGATTGTAGGAAACCTTAGTTAGCCCAATCATTGCCATAGGTGGGTTCACTAAATCAGGTAGCGTATCAACAACACGCAACCCAGAAATAGTTTGTAGGTTAGTTGCCAACCCTTGTCTAAGTTCGCTGATAGTACTCATTAAGCACCAGTTCGTAGCAGACGGAACGGATTGATTAGCTGTGCAACATCGCCATCAATGTTCGCACCAACACGCATAATTCCAATGTCCGATACACCCGCAACACCTAACGGGGACTCTAGACGTTTGAACAATCTTGAAGCCTGAATAATACAAGCGAACTTGATTGGTTCAGGAACACTTGACCAACCGAACTGTCCCGTGACCTTGACCAACGCAATGTCCGCCCAAACAGGGAACAAAAGGTTATCAGTAGCGGTGATGCCCGTAATTGGGTAGTACGCACCATTCGCCCAACGGTTCGCAGGCAACACCTGATAGTCGTCAGTACTCCAAGTTGTATCAAAAATAAGTGGATCAGTACTGGAAGTCTTTAGTTCAGTAATTGATTGGGCATCATCAATCCAACAAGTAAAACCATCGTTGGCTTTGTAGTATCTAACTTCGCCTGCGGTAGTTGAATAAAAATACCTGTTGCAGTATTGGTCAATCATTCTTGAAGCAGAGTTGATGCTGTTTTCAAGCAACGCATCATCAATGGTGTCTGTTATTCGTAGAGCTGCTTTTACATCTGCAAGGGTGCAATACCCATTTGTTATCGCCAAAATAAACTCCTAAAGTCAATACCTAGTTTATCTGCCAGCCCGCTATACGTTTCTTCAATTCAGTAGTAGAAATGCCTTGTGTGTATGGAACATAAACAAGTTGAATTTCAAGGTCGTCTAACCAATCCTGCGTGAACTGCATTTGAGCATAATAATCACGTCTTGCCCAATCATCACCAATCACAACAAAATCGGGCATAACATCAGTAATCGTAGGTTTACTATCTGCCCCACCAAGATTAGGCACTACACGATCAACATACCTACAACCCAACAAAATTTCCGCACGTTCATCAAACGACATAATAGGTGATTTGCCCTTGTACGCCTCAATAAAGGCATCAGTATTCAAAGACACAACAACCCTGCCATCATCACCCGCAAGCCTTCTACAAGCCTTTAGGAAACGTATATGACCACTATGAAACAGGTCAAACGTTCCACCTGTATAAACTATCTTTCCCAAGCGTTCACCCTCCTAATACCCAAATCCCATTCACCCGCAGTTAGATCGTTAGCATCAACCTTAGATTGAAACAATCGTTGATTAGCTTGAAACGTTTTATCGTTTTGACTATGAAACCCAGAATTCAGGGTTGAAGAATTATCGTGTCCTAGTTCAGCGTTAATAAAATTGGCTTTGACACCCGCAGCAATCAACCTGCGTTCATAATCATTATCTTCAAAATAGATTGGATGAAAACGTTCATCAAACAAACCCGCTTTTAGTACCGCACCCTCACCCAAAACAAACCCAGACCATTTAGGCATAATGCTAAGAAAATTGATGGCATTAGTATCAACCTTTTCCGAAATCTTTTTCAACGCACCAGCCTGAAACACCGTATCGTCATTGACCAACAACCAGTACGGGGCAAAAGGCGTAGTTTTCACAATTAGGTTCAATCCACCCGAATAACCTAGACCGTGCGGAAGTTGTAGAAACCATAGGTTCTTTACAAGCTCAGGTTTTATAGGGTTGTATTCACGTTTCCCCGAATTATCTACAATGACCAAGTGTTCAACGGGATAGTCAATGCTCGCCAACAAGCGATCCGCTAAATCAAATCTTGAATAGGTTAGAAAACCTAAAACAGGTATCACTTGGCAGATAGTTTCTTAATCAAAGGTCGCCATGACTCCTTGTAAACCTTATCCGCATCATACTGTTTAGCAAACGCAATAGTGTCAGGGAAATCACGTCTGCCACGTTGATACGCCTGCTCCAACGCATCTACAATGCCAGAAACCAACGGAATATTAAACCAAGTGTGTTGCCCCGCATCCCAGAATGGTTGCCCATTCACTAGGAACGAATCAGGCGAAGCTAGTTCGGCACTAGCTGCAAAATTGCTTGTGATAATAGGGACACCGCAAGCCTGTGCTTCAATCTGCGGAACACCAAACCCTTCCCCATAGTTGCAGAACAAACCCACATCCCAAGCGGAATAGATTGCAGCCAAAGTCTCTTGGCTGATGCCGTATGAGTAACTAATCGGATCAACCATGATTACCTTTTCAGGTGGAACACCACAAGCCTGCAAAATGTTAGGTAATACAAAGCCTGATTGCTTGCCGTACGGTTCGGTGTGTAAATACAAAACAACGTCATCATGTTTACTAGCAAAAACTGCGAACGCCAAAAAGTTTTCCGCAACAGCCTTACGGTGAATAAACCCACCAGCCTTATTAGCAAAGTTCATTCCAACAACAAACTTATTTTCACCACCAACAAATTCACGCCCAGATTTACCTTCAGGCAATAGTTCAGTAGGTTTGAAAAGGTTTGTATCAATAGCGTGGGGAATGTATTCGGACTCAATACCTGCGTTTTCAATCATTGCCTTACCAAACTTGCTCATCGCAATTGGTGTCACGTTAGGTTTTTTCAACCACGCCAAAACCTTTTCAGGGGCAGGCTGATGATCTATTGGAGTCCACGAAGCAATAGGAATAGCATCTAACGCAGGGTTGTCCAAGACCCATACGTCATATAGGGTCACCATCCATGCTGGCAAATCAGGGTTCTCGCTTTTCCAATGGGCGTGATGCAACGGCATAACATCCGTAGAATACTGGTTCATGCCACGGGAATAATGTGGGATAAGACCCGCACCCGTTTCAATCAAACTATTTACACCTTCACCACCATAGTTAGAAAGCATCGCAACCTTATGCCCATCCTGCACAAGTCGTTGAATTACTTGTTTAGATTGCGTTCCATAACCTGTAGGTTGATTTAGTGAATTTGAATACCAAGAAATAGTTGATTTAGTCATGCCCTAAGCATAATAGAAAACACCCCCCAAAACAGCCCTACGCAGCCGAATTGGGGGGTGAAATCTAGTTTGGTAAAGAAGCCTTAGCTTGCTCCACCCTTGAACTTCTTGATGTTTGACTTCTGCACAAGTGCTGAATCCAATCTCCAAGTTGCTCTCCAAGTAGCAAGGTCATTGCCAAAGGCGTAATCATCTGAACGGTCAATCTGTAGTCCACCAGCGTTGCGGATGTAAATAGACTTTAGATCTCCAACAGCAAGTGAGTTAACACCAGTACCAGCAGATGGTAATGCAGGGGTTTCAATAACTGGAACACCTAGAACTAGATCACGTCTATCCTTTGAGTCGCCAACTGAGAACACGTAGTTACCTGCGGTGTCCTTTAGCTTACGTAGAGCTGCAATTGAAGTGGAGTTTGCAAGCAATGCGAAAGAAGGACGGTTGCGAAGTGCACCATCAACGCTGTAGATAAGGTCAATAACGTTATCTGCAGTGAACGCACCAGATACACCAGTTGAACCTGTAACACCAGTTCCTGCAACAGGTAGGAAACCAGTAGGCTCTACAGTTCCAGTACCGTTTACAATCTTGTCTGCAATAGCGTAACCAAAAGCGTTACCGAACTGCTCTGCAAGGAATGCAACGATGTTCACGCCACTATCAGCAATAAGTTCCTTAGATAGCTGTGCTAGTGCTGAGAACTTGTATGCACCAAGAGTTGTGAAAGCGTTGAAAGTAGGCTCTGAAGTTCCGATAGAAACACCCTGACCAACGATTGTTGCTGTTGAGAAAGTTGCCTGTGAAGGAATCTGTAGGTTCTCTCCACCAGCGGTATTGATTACAGTTGCATACTCAAGCAATGGGTTTACTAGACGAGCAACCTTAACAATTTCTTCGTAGAAGCTAGTTGGCACTGGGGCACCTGTGCTTGAACCTGTGATTGCACGGAATTCGTGTCCACGGATCTCACCAGAAGCCATCTTGCGAAGAATCTCTGCATCACCGTTAGTAGCTGCAGCAAAATCTACGGTAGTTGACTGCATTGCTTCGGCAACCTTTGCTTCACGCTGCTCTAGTTCAATAACTTCGTTAGCACGGTTGATGACGTTAGTCATCTCTTGGTAGGTTGCTTCTTCTTCACCAGTCAAAGCACGACCTTCGGCTGAATCCAAAAGTGCCTTAGCTGCATGCCAAGCCTTTGCTTTTGCTTCAACCTGTTTTGCGATAAATTCACTCATTAGGTTTGTTCCTTTCAAGAACATAAATAGGATTTTGTTTTGACTCAGAGATAAACTCACATAATCACATCGGGGGATAAACACGCCCAACAAATAAAGTCTAATAGCACAAAAGATACACGCTTAAAAAGAAAACCCGCTGGGACAAATCAGCGGGAAAGAAATTAGTTTCTTTTTTAAGGCAAACAGAGAACGAGAAAACTGCTTACCTAACTACTATACACGTTGCATCAGCAAATCAAGCTGTTTCTTCTTCAAATCAAGAATGTCGTTTGCGTTAGAAACTTCAGGGTCTTTCTTCAAAACCTTACCCAAAGTATCAGTCAACAATTCGCCTTGACGTTCAGTAAGTTCATCGCCCGCTTCTAAAGCCAATAACGCATCGGTCAATTCATCGGCAGAAATTCCACGCAATTCCGCTAGACGAATAATCTTCTCGGAAAGTTCATTCATAGATCTAACATTGGCTGTGCCATCAGTAGCGGTATAGGCAGGGAAAGCCACCCCAACACTAACTTCGTGAACATTTACACGCTTCAAAATACGTTCCGTAGCACTACGCCAAACATCGCCACCAGCAGGAATGCGGAAGCCGAAAGAAAAAGCGGTTACATCCCCACGTTGAATAAGGGTAGCTGCATCTCGTCCCGCCTGAGTATCAGGCAGATCGGCTTCAACAAGCAATCCACGTTCATCTTCAATCAAACGTAAAGTGCCTGCACGGGTAGAACCTAGAACGGTGCTTGTGTCGTGATTCCACAATAGTTTTACATCATTGCGAGATTTCAAAGAATCAGCAAACGCACCACGTTCAATAGTTTCAATAAATGGCAACGGTTGACTAGGTGAATTAAATACCGCAGCATAACCACGTAAAGTCATGCCATTACCTTCGGCACGGACTTCCAAGTCCTGCAACGCTTCACGTCTTTCAATGCCAACCTGTACACGTTCCCCTCGTTCGTGCAGTTCAACTACCTTTAATGGATCAACGAAACGTACATTATCCACTTCTAGTTCCGTAGGTATTTCATCAGAAGGTTCAACGACATCAACGACATCAACAATTTCTGGTTCAACAACCGCTTCAACCAGTTCAGAAACCTTATCAACTGTTTCAGCTAATTTGCCTACCAGCTCCAAAACTTCGCCCTTAAGTTCAGAAACTTTATGAATCAGTTCTTCTTTAGTCAAAGGGTAATCTTCCATCTGTCTATCTTCCATTTCATTAGTTGTATCTACTATCAAATCTAACTCATTCCTAGTATCTTCAGACAAACCATTGACCCAAGTTTGCCCAGATGTACCGCCCCACGCATCCCAAGCGACACGACCCGCACTAGGGTAGCCTTCTTCTCCGCTATTGAACCCTGTTGCCTGTTTATCTACTTCGTGTCTGGCGAAGTATGAAATCATCCTGTTTACGGTGGTGCCTGAAATGTCTTCACCCGAAGCCAACTGCACAGCCCTAGCCCTACCAACATCAGTAAACCCATCGCCAGCTAAACCATCAGCGATCCATTCCAACGCACGTTTAGCAGCTACGGCAACACCTGCAGGCGGAGTAAAAGTCTTATCAGGGTCAACCGCACGTTCCCCACCAACAGCAATACCTTCAGCCAAACTAACCGCAACCATCTGTGCTATCGCCTGTGCCTTAGTTTTATGCTTACCCAAAACTTCACCATCATCCTTGATAGTGTTCCAACCCGTAGCAACCTGTTCAATAAAATAAGGCATCGTTAGTCCTGCTTCTGGGTCATCACGCCAAGTTGCCAATCGCCAGTTTCAGTTCTGGCATAAA